AACCCTGCGTGATGCTTTCTTATCATCGGGTGTTGTACAGCCAATGGCAGAATTGAACGCTACCGAAGGTGGCGACTACATCAATGTTCCGTTCTTCAAAGCTAACTTAACTGGCGACTTTGAAGTACTTACTGATAGTTCTTCATTGACACCTGGCAAGATCACTGCTGATAAGCAGGTTGGTGTTGTGTTGCACCGTGGCCGTGCATTTGAATCACGCGATCTCGCAGCTCTTGCTGCTGGCGCTGATCCTATGGCTGCTATCGGCGCAAAAGTGGCTGATTATGTAGCCAACCAACGTCAAAAAGATCTCATCAAGTGCCTTGAAGGTGTATTTGGTGGCTTGACCTCCAACACCGGCGCTGCATTTGCTGGTTTGTCGCTTGATCTAAGCGGCATGACTGCACTTGGCCCCCGTCAATGTGCAAAAGCACGTGCATTACTTGGTGATCAAGGCGACAAGCTAACTGCTGTGGCAATGCACTCTGCGGTGTATTACGACCTCGTAGAACGCAAAGCCATTGATTACATCACCAACACAGAAGCACGTCTAAGCACTGCTGCTACTGGCGCTAGCAGCATCAACGCAATCGCTGGCAGCATCAGCGGTGCATATGAGAATCCAACAGTGCCTACATACATGGGCCTGCGCGTTATCGTTTCAGATGATTTAGCACCTACCAGCACCAACTATCCGGTGTATTTCTTTACTGCTGGCGCTATTGGCAGCGGCGACATGGGGCTTAACACTGAAACTGATCGTGACATTCTGGCTAAGTCAGATGCCATGTCAATTGACTTGCACTATGTGTATCACCCGATTGGCGCTAAATGGACGACCGGCACCGTTAACCCAACTCAGGCTCAGCTTGCTACTATCGGCAACTGGTCAAAAGTGTATGAAACCAAAAACCTTGGAATCGTACGCGCCACTGTTACATCCAACTTCTGAGGTAATTAGTCATGGCATCTATCTTTGAGCTTGGCGACATCCCAGGTGGCCTACTGCCTGGGCAAATGGGCTTAGCAGCTCCTACCGCTACCGCAACCTTGTCTACTGCTGACAGCTTCAACGCCATTATTCGTGGCGTTCCTACTGCTGCTGCTACATATACCACAGCTACGGCTGCGGCAATTGTGGCTGCTATCGGCGGCGACTGCGCTATTGGCACCACTTTTATGGTGGTTGTCATTAACGCATCGGCTGGCGCTAATACCATCACTATTGCTGGTGGTACTGGTGTAACTGTTAGCGGCGTAGCAACTGTTGTGCAGAATGCTTCCAAGGAATTCCTTGGCCGTGTTACTGCTGTAGCTGCTGGATCTGAAGCCATTACTTTGTATGGCTTAGGCTCTACTGCTGCTGCTGTCGCCTAATGGGTTTATTTGCATTCCGCAGAATGCGTGATCGTGAGGCTATCTCCCAGGAGGTGGCCTCATTTTCTATTGCGGAGCCTACACTAATACCAGAGGAGGCTACTGATGGCAATCGTGATAGTGGCGACACCAAACGCCGCCGACGCAAACTCGTACATAACGCTGGCGAATGCCCAGTTGATAGTTGACGGGCTCGTCTTGGATGCAGATATTACTGCGTGGGCTGCTGCTACTACAGACGCCAAAAATCGTGCACTTTACACCGCAACACAACGATTAGATCGTGAGCGGTTCCTAGGTGCTAGGGCGACTGATACGCAGGCGTTGCAATGGCCGCGTACTGGTGTGCGTAAACCTGATACTTACATCAACACCTATGCTGTTGGCTTTCCGTTTCGTATTACCACCGATTATTTTAATGACAACGAAATCCCGCAGCAGGTGCAATATGCGCAGGTCTTGCTTGCGGCATACTTAAACAACAACACCGATGGCATTGGGCTCAGTGGGCTAGAAGATTTTAAGAATGTAAAAATCGGTAGTCTTGACGTGACGCCAAATTTCAGCGGTGCAGTTGGCGCAGATAAAATACCGCCAATGGTTGAACGTTACCTGACAGGGCTTAGAATAAGCGGACCAGGCAACTTTGCAATCAAACGATCATGAGCGAATATCCAGGCGCTGAGTTTATTGATGATACTGCCGCTCATACTGGCAGGTTTGGCGAGATTGTGGCATTAGAGGATTCAGTAATTGCCAGCGTTACGGCGCTGGATTACACCGGTAATGCACTTACTGCAATTCCAATCAAGGCAAGCTGCGAGATGTGTGGCGTATTCACCTCTATCACGCTCACGTCGGGCACTGTTATCGCGTACAAGATATGAGCTTCAAAGGCCACCAGGGCGGCGATGTTGACTACACGCTCGGCGGTGAGGTTATTACTGATACGGCTGTGCATACTGGTAGATTTAACCATATTGACTTCTTTGAAAACACTCATATTGATACGATTGTCAGCACTAACATGACGGGCAACACATTAAACGGTGAGACATTCTCGGCAGGTTCTGAAATCCGTGGTGTGTTTACTAGCATTAAATTACAAACTGGCGCTTGCATTGCGTATAAGATATGAGCCTTTCCAGCCCGCTACGGAAAGTTGCCAGCAAGCTGATGGCTAAGTTTGGCGGTGTTGCGACTATCCGCCGTATCACAATAGGCGCTTACGACCCAGCTACCGGCACCGCAGCCGAAACTGCTGCTGATACGGCTGTGCGTGGTGTACTGGAAGACGTTAATTTGCGTGAGGTAAATGACCTGATCCAAGCTGGTGACAAGCGGCTAACGATTGCCGCCGCAGATGTTGCAAATGCACCAACACCAGCGGATAAAGTGCTGATTGCATCAGTAGTGCATCAAATAATTAGCGTTGCGACAACTGAGCAAGATAATACAGCGATAACCTATGAGTTAATTCTGAGGGCATAATGGCACGAATTATCCGCATTGAAGATATTGGTGATTATGCCAATAACCAAGTAGAGAAGCTATTACGTGCAGCAGTATTAGAAACTGATAGTTTACTGAAACAAGCAAGCCCAGTTGATACTGGTAGGTTCCGCGCTAGCTGGCAGGTGGGCGAAAATTCAACAGGCACATACGATGCTGGCCCGCAACAATCACCAAGCAATCCTGGTCGCGACAAGACAAGTGCACCAGCAGGTCCAATGTTCCCATTACGCAAGATGAATTATCAGCAAGAACGCATTGGCAACGTCTATAGCGTGCACAACAACCTGCCATATGCGGAATCACTTGCTAATGGCAGCAGCAAACAGACAGCGCCAGGCTGGATTCAAGGTATAGCCAAAGACGTTCAAAGCAGAGTGCGAAGAGCTGCTGACGATATAGGCCGCAACTCATGAGCAGCACCTACAACAACGTCCGCGCTGCTATTGAAGGCCGTATTGCTACAGAGATGGCAATTGCGCCTGTGTATCCGGTGAGCTATCAAAACGTACCATTTACGCCACCAGGCAATGCACCGTGGCTACAAACATTTATACGGTTTGGCGATAATGCTTATGCAACCTTGCTGCCTACAGGCGGTGTAGGGTTCAACCGTCAAAACGGCGTGCTGGTAGTAAATGTATTCACACCCGTTGGTGTTGGCGCAGCAGCAAATTACACCATTGCCGAACGCATCAAGGATTTATTTGATCGCGCTAAGTTTTCAAGCATTATATTTGATGCCGCATCAGGGCCAGCAGTTGTAACGCCTGCATCACCTGAACCATATTTTCAAACACAGCTAACCGCAACTTTTGAAGCTTACTTGGATTGACGCTATACTTAAACAAGCCAATCATCTGCTAAATCAATGGCCGTTACTGTTCTTTCCGGCACGTCCGGTGCTCTCTACTACAAACCCGCTGGCACCATTGGCGATTTCGGCACTAGCGCTGTAACTATTGGCGCTTCTGTCAGCAAGATTACAGGGAAAACTTACCTGAATTTCAAAGCAGGCGATCCAATTAAATTTAAGATTGTAAACACCCAGACCGGCGCTGCTGGTACTGGCACATTACCTGCACCAATCAGTGATGCCACTACTTATTTTGTATTGAGTTATGTTGCCGCTACTGGTGTGCTGACCTTTTCAACTACAGCAGGCGGCGCTGTACTGACATTATCAGACGTTGGCACACTAGCTGCACCCAATGAATTTGAGGTTTTTTACGCTGATTATGCCGCTGTAGGCCAAGTGCAAAACTGGAGCTTCGAGATCAGCCGCGCTGAAATTGACGTTACCACCATCGGCCAAGCAGTTGGGCAGTATGCACCATTTAAAGCTTACATCCCTGGATTTGCTGACGGCAACGGCAGTGCATCTGTATTTGTAACCAGTGAAGACGGCGCACTATCTAACCGCATGGTAGAAGACGTGCTACAGCGCCAGCAAGTAGGTGCAGCGTTTAAGTTATACACTGATAAAGGTGCAACCGAAGCACTTAGCCGCAGCATTGCTATGGATGCTGTATTGCTTACCGCAACGCTTAACATCAACCCAGATGACGCCCAGATGGTAGAAATCACTTTCCGTCCTACTGGCGCGCCATCGTTCGACTTTAGTACCACTGTTTGATAACTAATGGCATCCACTGCAATCAGGGCAATAGATCGTTTAAAGAAAGCTGCTAATTTAGTGCCCGTCAAAAAGACGGTAGTACTAACTGATGGCGCTGAGTTTGTGTTCTACCGTTCACCATTAACAATGGCTGAACGTGAGCGAGCACAAAAAGATGCTGCATCCGATGATGTAAATGCTTTTGCATTGCAACTGCTGGTTCAAAAAGCAACAGATGAAAACGGCCAGCGGATATTTGCTGCTGGTGAGATTGCGGAGTTAAAAAACGAGGTTCGTGATGCTGACCTGCAATCACTGATGCTTGCTGTTATCAGCGAAGATATCAAAGAAGAGGTTGATACAAAAAAATAAAGGCGGAGCTTAAAAAGGATAACCTGCTTAGGCTCCAGCTTGGTGTAGCCAAAGAATTAGGCTATACGTTAGCTAAGTTAAATTCAGAGCTGACTATGGAAGAATTGCTTCTATGGTCAGCTTATTTTGAATTGTGCAATGACGAGCAAGAAGCTGCAATGCGACGGCGACGCTAGACTGGATCTAGTAGTAGGTGACTAGCTGTGTCGGTTGTTGCTAATGTTGCCATTAATGTTGACAGCAGTGGTGCGCAGCAATCGCTACGGCAGTTTCAAACGCAAACTGAAAAAACGTCACAAGCAGTTAATAATTTAAAGTTTGACGCCTTACAAAGATCTATAAACGCGCTCCCAGGTGGTCTTGGCTTAGCCGCTAATGGCATTGCAGATTTTTCCCGCCAACTCAACAATGCAGGCATCACCGCCAAAGCAACAACCGCACAAATTATTGCGTTACAAGCTGCGATTAGCAGCAAAAAACTTCAATTAGCTGGTGCAGGTGGCATTGGCGGTGAAAAGATTAAAGCAGAAATTGCTGGGCTTGAATCTCAACTTGGTGGATTATCAAACGCAGCAAAAGGAGTATCTCCAGCGTTATTAGTAGCTGGCGCAGGTGCCATTGCGTTAGCCGCTGGGCTTGCGGTCGGTGCAGGTGCAGCACTTAAGTTTTCAAACGAAATAGATAGGAACCGGCAACAATTAACATTATTTACTAAAAACGTAGAAGCAACTAATGCAATTATTGCAGACCTAAAAACCACTGCAGATGCTACAAGCCTTGGTTTGCCTGGGTTGCTTGAAGCTACCAAAACACTTGCAGCTTATGGCGTATCAGCAAAAGTTGCTGGTACCGCCACTAAATTATTAGGTGATTTAGCATTAGGGGATAATGAAAAATTACAACGATTTGCGGTTAATTTAGGCCAAATAAGCAGTATTGGTAAAGCCTATACGGTTGATTTAAAGCAGTTTGCAATGGCTGGTATCCCTATATTTGGTGCGTTAGCAAAGGTAATGGACACCAGTACCAACGAGGTGATGCGGTTAGCGGAACAAGGCAAAGTAACTTATCCGCTTGTTATTAAAGCACTTAATGAATTAACAAAAGAAGGCGCATCATTTTTTAATGGTGCAGAAAAAGGTGGCACTGATTTAGATAGGTCATTAAATCAATTAACAGGAACATTTGAAAATTTACAAACAATCGTAGGAACCGCTGTTGGGCCTGCGGTAACTCAAGTAATAAAAGGCGTTCAAAAATCATTGCAAGATGTAGTGTTTGTTATTCAGCGTATGCAAGCTGAATTAAACAAATTAAAATTTCCACCTGGGTTTGTTGAGAATGGGCAGAAAATAGGCGTATTTCCTCGTTCTTTTGATCAATTAAGTGAAGGCGTCAAAAAAACTGCACTTAGCTTTAACCCTTTAACTGCTCAATTAACGAACTCAATTAATCTTTTTAAATTACTTGGCACATATTATGAAAAATTTGGTTTTGGTAAAAACTTTGCTGTACCAGATAAAACGGCAGTAAATGCTGTTAAACCTTTAACTGTTGATGATAAAAAAGCGCAAATTCAAAAATTGTTGGATGACGCTAGTGCTAAAGATAAAATAAGAGTAGAAACAGAATTAGCAAATCTAAGAATTGAAAATAGCGTTAAAAAGGCTAAGTTAGATAAAAACACTGAGCTGCAATTAAGCGATAATCGTTTTCAATATGAACAACAAATTGCTGATTTTAGAGAATCAACAATACGCCGTATAGCTGATATGGAGCGCACGCTCCAGGACCAGCGCATTAAAGGTAATTTTGATTTGCAGCAATCGCAGTTAAAGCTTGCAGGCAGCAAGCAATTTATTGGGCAAACGCAAAATATTTCGCAAGCAATAGTTAGCGGTAAAAGTCCTGCTGATATTCAATCATTAGAAACTGCACGCGATAGTGCTAAAACTTTAAATGATGCTGCTGTAACAAGAAGGCAAATTGAATTTGATTCAACAATAAAAAAGATTCAATTAGAACGTACATTAACAGACTTTAAAAAAGGTATTGAGCGTGAAATTGGCGAGATGCAAAAAAGTTATGCACGGCAAGTAGATGGAATACTGCGAACAGCAGGCCGATCATTAGGCGAGTT